GTTCCGGTTGTCCGGTAGTGCTTCCAGCGATCTCTATAGCCCCCCCGAAGGGTGAGATCAACCGTGTCTGGATCCGATTCCACAAGTGACACCTAACTTTCGTAAACAGGAATCCAATTCATGTTGGCTAGTATTGCTATGACTTATCCGGTTATAGGCCCATGTTGCAAGCGCGTCTTTCGACCGTCTAACAGCACACGAGACCCTTTCCATATCTCCATCCCCTAGGCGACCAAACCTAGTGCGGAGCCCGACCGACTCGTCATCATAACATCTAGAACCCAACAAGAGTAACCTGTATGCTATGTCAGATTCACACTCGTTTCCGCGAACTCAGACTGAAGAGTCTGTCTTACTCGCTTTCTTCTTCGAAGACTTCAGTGTCTTCAGGGCATCCTCTTGATACATTACTTTCCACTTCGACTGGGGTAAGCTGTAACAGTTCTTGCTTAGACCGAATTGCCATCTCACAGAGATGCTGAAGAGTTCTCGACCCTCCAGAAATGGTGACACTAACTCCTCGAAACCGAATACTATAGGTACATCCGATCTGGTTGACACCGAAAAATCGAGATGCTGCATAGTTAACCGAATCTCCCGTCCAAGATCCAAGGACTCTGTGCAATGAAGCTTCCGTCCTGTCGTATCTGAGATATCTCTTAAATACAACTTTCCCGAAACCCCAGCTTTCCTTGAAACCAAGGGGATTATCTTGATTCGAATTCGTCTCATCGTTATGTAGCCGCCACTCAGTCCAACTCGGACTTTCGTCAGGAAGTTTGAAGGGAGAAGTGGTACCTCCTGATCCTCCATCCCAACGTTCACCATTAGCTTGTTCCCTAGCGTCGTTTCCTTGTATAGCTCGTTCCATGGTTTATTGACTTGTTCGTATTCAGTATCCATGAACTGGTCTTGTTCAAGAGGCCCCTCGCAGGACACACTAAATCAGAGAAACATCGTTCTGTCGCGTAGCACGCACGCAATGTACTGTGGCCGATGTGATGCCGGTGGATGTGAATGTCACCACAGATGGTAGGTTAGAGACAGTGCAATTTATGAAAAACGCACTGTCAGTACCTATGTTATCAACGACTGTGATACTATTGACATTTACCCCACCCGCTAAGCCAAGTGTTGTTGCCGTGAGGCACCTATAAGTCCCGGATATGACAAAGGTGCCAGTAGCACGAAATGTCATGGTTAAGACAGTGGCAGTCCTAGATACCAAAAGGTACCCAGGACCGGATGCTGTAACAAGAGCGCCAGCAAGGTCGAGCCTTCTGGTACTAAGGAGTGTATTTGTAGGTTGAGGGAAATATAACGTAACACTGTAGGAAATGAAAACATCTCCCACAGCGTTAGTCCCAGCGCCACCATATGTAGCAATGCCCAACTGGCCCAGATCGATAAGTTTGTGATCAGATGTTGAACTGTCGTCACAAAATCTCTTAACCTTATCGGTGGGCACTCTAAGCATCGCTTCAGCCCAAGGGGCTGTCTCTTTAAGCACGCTGTAATTCGCCAACTCAACTCTATCAGCAGGCTCTGGATCTTCCGAGTCCTTATCAAAGTAAATAGCCACTCTTCCCACTTCAGTGGTGGAACACAGGGGGACATAATGTAACACAACACTGTTGAATGTGTATTGATCAAAGTTGGATGCTATCGCAGGCAACCATGAGAACAATGTACCATTCAACGGGTTGAGTTGTAACAAATTGCCGACAATTCCCCCGTTAACCTGAAAACCTGTGGAATTATTCACTTGAGACAGATACTCACGGTGGGTAACTGTCACAGACCCAGACGTCCTGCCAGTAAACTTAGGCTTACTACCGACAAGTTGTCTGGAGACTGCAACCGGTGCCATTATGGCGCCACCTGTCCCACCTACATGATTAATCATCTGCTGTTTCTTACCTCCTCTTCTCCGCACTGCTTTGTACGCTCTTTTAGTCAGATCGACGGCCCCTTCAACGATGGCCATCCCATTATTCTTAACAAATCCCTGTAAGGCAGTAGCCCCAGCGGCTGCACCTAATGCCAGTAATTGCTTTGTGCTCACCGGAATCATTCCCGTGTTGTTGTTTCTTCTTACCATTGCCATGTGTCTATCCTGCGTGTGTGTATTCTTGGTCAAGCTACGGCGGAGTCAAGGATGCTGGGCTCATGAGCGTCAACACCCTCCTCTCCAAATAGATCCATCTCCCATCTATCCAAACGATCCTCCAAAACCAGTTGCTCATCCCCCGTCAAACCAAAGGCAGCCCAAAAGCTAGCCCTTGATTCAGGAGTCACAACATAGCTTCCACCCGATCCACGCCACTTGTGAACATTCGTGACCGTATCAATGCGTTGGTGCTTGCGGGGAGTATCATAAAGCGTAAACCTGGAGTAAAATTTCTCCACAACAGGAATTCCAGCACTAAGTGCCAGTCCCCCATGGTGTTGAGCATTGCTCCAAGCCCTCCTCGTCGCCAAATCACGTATATTATTGACACAGTGCACATCTTTGCTCATAGCAGTGCGAACATTACGGACCATTTTCCAACCGCCTTGAAACTGTACTGGGTGTGCCTGGCAGAATTCAACCTCTTCCAATTGAAATACAGGGGCCTCCACCTTCATAGTGTATCCCAAATTTAGGAAATACTCAGGTAGTGTCCTCTGCACCTGCTTAAGATTCCTACGCTCCAGAATTAGAACGCAGTCATCCCCACAGTTTGCCAGACTAAACTCATTTATCCCCAAATGGCGCATGTACCCGTGTACCATTGCACACATCAATAGATAATTCCCTAATGAAGTGTTTATATCCCCACTCATACGACAGCCCTCCTTCCGATAGGTAATAGTCCCATCAGGGACATAACCTTTACCTTTGTTATGGAGCTGCCATTCCAACAACTTGCCCAAGAGCTTGTTGCCAGGGTACATGGCCCTGTAGAAACTATGCTCATATTGCAACGCTTCCACGGAACAGTGTTGATCAAACCTAGACGCATCGAGACCAATGGCAACAGGTTTGTCAAACCTGTCCCACTTCTCTCGAAAGATGGCGCCCACCTCATCAGCGGTATATCCCTTGATGCATGTCGTCTCTCCGAACACGCCATCAACAGCTTTCATCAGCTTGGATTCCATATGCCGCAGATATCTTCCAAGTTCCACATTGTACCTAGGGTTTCGAGGCTGAATCACCCTAGGCGCTGGGTCACCCTTAGACGTCGATATCTTCTCTGCTTTCACGAAGGTAGTCAAATGACTATCCCTCTCAGAAACAGGTGTGATATGCAGACTCTCCACAGCTCGTGTGTAAGTACGAAGTTTCGCACCGTTGTAGTATGATAGAAACCCATCATACCCAAGTCGGTGGGCAACTCCAACCTTCTCACAAACTGCTTTCCTGAACGGGGAAAGACGTCCAAAGGCTCCTTTGGTAGGTTGTGGAGTGCGAGCGAGCTTCCCGTTTCTCTCTACGCAGAAGACTCTCTCCACAAGACCCCTTTTAAGGTTTTTCAGGCAGTGATTATGTACTAAGAACCGTGCCTGTGATGGGCAACCTGCAACCATAAATATATTACGGTCCTTAGCATTGGGAGGTCCTGTACGAACCTCTAGCACCTCCTGGGGAAGTAACACATCAGATGGGATATCTCGATTGATCTGTGTCACAACCCCAGGTAGACGTACTAGGCCTCCCTATTTGACACCCAGGGATTCCTGGGAACCCCACAGTGCCGCCGACTCCTCCACTCCATCCGGGTAGACAAAACAGCATCCAATAGCCAAAGGCAATATGACATCCCTGTCAACATACCTGACGCAGTCTTTGTCCATGATCTCTATCATCACTCGCTGGTAGATCAGTCTATTCTCAGGACTATTCTTAAGATAACCTACCTTAGCTCTCGCGACCTGTGCAATCTTAGCTGCATAAGGCCTACGGCGAGGGCGCCCCGTGGACGCGATTACCTTAGTCAATCTACTACCAGTGAGGAGATCCTCACCATCCTTACCCTTAAGTTCCCGTGCCGGTTCAACCACCAAACAATCCGTTGCTTCCCTCTCATCTTCCATGTGTGCACGTGCCTCAGTTCTCAGCTTAAATACCGACAGTTTTTCCCTGGGTAGGGTAGCGTACACTGCTAGCGCGCATATAGGTGCTAACGCTAGACCAGCCGCCAGTCTGAGGAGTAAGCCTTTCTTAGGTACAGATGGTCGAGGAACCCTGACGTTGAACGAAAGTTCATTGCCAAAGGCCCTGACTGAGACTGCGCGTACCCTAGTGGCATAACTCAACAGCGGTATGATTGGGATTGCGGCTATAGATAGAGGAACAACATAGTCACCCCTCTGCCGTCTCTTCATAAACCATTCCCATTTAGCAGCACAATCGTTTTTTAGCAATTCAACTATAAACTTGGTCATGCTGTCTGAATCACACTCTATTTTCCCTGTCCTCATGTATCTTAGAACCACACGACACACCAACTGGAAGATATCCACCGGTGCCGTCCTATTAACTCCGATCGCAAAATCTCCTACAAAGATCTCCTTCTTAGGCCAAATCATTCTCTTGATGGTCTCCATGTCGCTTATTTGTTGGAAGTTACAATTTATCCCCCCGAAAGGTAGACCCAACCTTCAAACCCCAAAACTAAAGAAAGTAGTCGTGGAGAGAAATTCCCTACGCAAAGCAACAGTTAGCGCAAATTACCAGATAAACGAACTAGGTCGAGAAATCC